GTATCGAAACAGAATACTCCAGTGCTTTGATTGAGCGTACTGAAACGATCCTTGTCACTTCGTAGGCTATGCCAGAAACCTGACACTGGGTTCTTAAGCCACATGCCTTCCAACACTTCCTTTGTCTTTGCTCCACTAGCTACCTTCTCAATGGCCCAGTTACGTGACCAGAAGGCATCTAAGAGGGTCTGACTAGCCTTCTTACTCATGCCAGTACCTCGTGCAAGTGCTGCTGCTCCAATGCCATACGTGGCGCTGTAGTTAACAACCTTGTAGTTCTTACGCAACTCTTTAAGTGATCTCTCACCTGAGTTGTGCATGTCGATGTCAGCCTGCGTAATAAGACCCGCGTGTAGTGCTAAGTCTAAGTGTGGGTCAAAGCCTTCATGGCTCATCTCCTGTACATACGTAGGGTCTAGTGGCTTCATGTAGTGACGCTTAGTTGTATCCTCCAATGATGTCATGTCAGCACCGCATAGCACATAACCCTCTGGTGCAATCAGGCAACCTCGGATCACATCACCATAAGGCTTGTCTACGCTGGGTAGGTTAACCAGTGGCTTAAAGTGCTTAAAGCGGAACGTATTCGTAAGTCCAGCGACACCAGCCTGTAGGTAGCCATCTGTGTGGCCTTCTAAGAAGCTCTTCAGTATCCCTGCACGGTGAGTAAGAACAGTAAGGCCGTCAAGCAAGTCAACAGAAGCATCAACAGCAGAAAGTTCCCGAACGCTACTACATAAGTCAGAGCCTTTGCGTACTTGCTCAATCTGTCTTGTGTCTCCATTGCTCTTATCCCTTACGAATTTAAATGTACGTGGCTCCCAACCTAAAGACCGTAGCCAGTCCTTAACCTGATCGTTAGAGTTAGGGTTGCCCCGCTCCTCACCTGTCTTCACCTTAAAGCCTATCGTAGTCACAGACTGCTTGTACTCCTTACAGAGAGCCACCCACTTCTCACCGTGTGATGATAGCTCTCCATCTTTCTTGTGCATAACCTTTGGCTTTGTTGCCATTCGTTCTAGGATACGCTTAGGCATAGCATCTGCTAGTTGCTCAACCTTCTCTTCTTTGAGTTGGCTGATTTCGTCGTAGGCTGCTTGTGCCTTTGGTACGTCTAATTTCCACCGTAGCTCCTCTTGCTCTCTAGCGCAGTCTAGCTTGAACGACAGATAATCAATGAGACGGTTTCTGTCTTCTGGTGTGTCCTTGTATAGTTTACCTAGTTTAAGAGATAGGTCACGCCATAGACGGTTGTTGATCTTAACGTCCTCATCGCACCTATGAGCGTACTCTTTAGGCGTCAGGGTGTTCCAGTCCTTAATCACTGGCTTAGGCACCCCGTACTCCTCTCCGTAGCCCTCAAGGCCATGCTTCATACGTCCGTGGTTGATGTACCAACTAAGTGCCAGCGTGTCGATCAGACGTGCCTTTACTTTGATACCAAGTAACTTTTCCACGGCGGGTATGTCGAAGCGAATAATGTTGTGGCCCACCAGAGTACCAGTGTTGAGTAACACATAACGCATCTCATCGTAGTCATGGGTATGCTTAACTTCACCCATGTCGTTAGACCAAGACATGACATGAATCTTGGTCATCTCATTTAAAAGACCATCCGTTTCAATATCAAATACTGTTGTCACTTTAGAAGTTCTCCCATTCTATAATTAGCAATTCTCATGTAGTTTAAGTAGATTTCATCTAGCCAGTCAGCTTCTTTAATAGATGCGTAATTATCTCCATTACTGCCTAAAGTCATGTTGCAGGATCGGCAGATGAAACCTCTAAACTTATCAGTCTCGTGACAGTGATCTAGTTGCAACTTAACGTCAGTTTGACCACAGCACTCACAGTGGTCTGTCATAAGTGATCCGAAACCAGCTTTAAGCCTGACCTTTAGGTTCTCCCTGACACTGTAACAAGTCTTACAAACCTTAAACCTCCCTGTTGCCATCTTTGGGTTCTTATAGAACTCTGTTAAACTCTTTGTCTCACTGCAATTCTGGCACTCTTGAATTGTTTCGTCGATAAAATCAAAGCTGTCTTGCATTGTCATACTTCCCTTAATGTAAACGTGTCTAAGTTAAACCGCATTGTACCTGCATTGCCCTCTTCTGAGCATGGTCGGTTCTTCTCAACGCGGATGTGAGTCGTGTTTCGTTCCTCTAAGCTATCTGCTTCTTTCTCTCGTGACAAGTCAATAACGACAGAAGCTCGTTGTCCAATCATCTTGCAATACTTTGGGTCGCCATTGTCATTAGTGTGGGCGATAGTAACGATACCCACGTTAAGTTCTGCTGCCAGCTTAGACAGTCGTATAGCTAGATCAGCAAGCATTGTCTCTTTGCCTTCCTCAGACGATCCTACCACGACATCTTGGATAGGCTCGAAGAATACAAACTTACATCCACACGCCTGACTGAAGTATCTGATCTGGTCGCATAGCTCTTCAGCACCCTGTCCGTCACCCATAAAGAACTGATAGTAAAGTTCATCTTTGGTTAACTTAGTGATAGCTGCAAGAACCTGATCGTTAGCTCCTTTCTCCTCAATCAAATCCCTGCGTGTCAGGTTGTCATTACACTCGTATGACACAAGACCTAGCAGAGAGCGTAGCTTAGTTTCCTCTACGTGCATTGCAGCGATTGGTACACCCTGCGAGATCATGTTGTACTCAAGGTAACGCATTACCTCAGTCTTACCAATGCCTGTCGGTGCCTTGATCACTGTGAAGTGACCCTGCATCAGCCCCAGTATCTTATCGTCTAGTGCTTGGATACCTGTAGGTACATACTCATGCTCTGGTGCATCCTGATACAGCGACAGGAAGTCCTCTGTGGTGTTCATCACGTTCTCAGGAGTGTACTTACTTGCTGCCCACCATGCCCCCTTGAACTCCTTACCTTTGCCATTCTGTAGGAAGTCATTAGCGTCTTTGTATGGGTGATGGTTTACACGATAGACCTTGTTAGGGAATAGCTTGGCAACCTTATCTGCTAGTGCATTACCAGCCTCATCTGTGTCTACTGACAGGATGATCTTATCAAAGCTGTTAAGCCACTCTGCGCAGTTCTCCCATAGCTTCTTAGAAGGTGTTGCAGAGGGTAACGACACAACAGGGTTAGCGTAGGCACTTTTCATCATCTGGGACACTGAGAGAGCATCTAGTTCACCCTCTGTGATCGTTACCATCTTGGAACTACCAGCAGTAAACAGGTTCATACCAAATAGCTCATCACCCTTGAACCCTGACTTAGCGTAGAACCCTTTGTCTTTGAGGTTGCGTACCTTAATTCCCCCGCTGGGGTACACGTACTCTTGACGATCCCCGTAGGTTAGAACCCCGTAGTCTTCCATTGTACGGCTTTGAATACCGCGCATGGTCTCATATTTTCCATCGCTGGGGGTGTCCTCATAGAACGACACAACAGCTTTAGGTGTGAACGACATATTGTTATCTCCTTTAGTCGGGTATTTCTCTTCAGCCCAATCGAATGTCTTTCTCTTGGACGGGTAGCCTTGGTTGCAAGCATGACACTTTCCGTAACCTTCATCATTGTAGCTAAAGGCGTCAGAGGAGCCACAAGTCTCGTATGGACATTCTTGGTGTGCGTGTTCAGCCATGTGGCTTCTCCCTGTTGTTAACGACACATAAGTAGTAACTTAAGTAATTACTTATGTTCTTATTACTTGTTGTGGTTATTATTACTTATGAGATTACTTAAGTAGTAACTTCTTAAGTGCTTCATACTTACATATGGTGTCTAAGTCTCCTTTTCACAAGTCACGAATTGTTACAGTGTAGACATTTTATGCAAAGCCTCATCTTCCCACAAGGCAACAGCCTGTTGAGACACCCCATAAATGTCTGCAACCTCCTCTTGTGTCATCTCTTTCAAGTAACGCATCTCTATGACCCCCCTGCTACGCTCTGACAAGCTATTTAAGCACTTAGATATAAAGTCCTTTGTCTCATAAGATTCTGTACAGTCTTCTACAGACAAATTTAAACTTTCTACATACTCTTCTGTTGGTCGTAAGGCAGACTGAACTGCAAGCAAACCTCCCTTAGAGTATGTAGAACTCTTAGGTATGCGCCTATTACCCGCTACAGACCTTGTAGTCTTGTTCGCTGGCATTGGTACAGCCTTGTCCTTTAGGTTTACGTAGTCAAACATAGCTTCCCTAGCTAGGTTATAAAGATAAGCTGGGTGTTCGTCGGGCTGATTACTTAAACGCTCATAGATAGCAAGAATAGCTTCTGACTTAAGGTCGTCACGAATACCATACTGCGGGTACTTGTAAGCTAATCGCTTACACATCTTGTCAATCTCTTCTGTTGTCAGTTTATGATCATTCGTCTTAGTCATCAGTTTCTCCCAGTATGTCTTTAAACACATAATCTAAGTTTGTTCCCGTGGCACCACAGTATATTAGTAACTTTAGCCCTAACTCTTGGGCTAACGCTGTTGTCTTATCATCTAGATCGAAGGTGCAGGTAGCACTGCCAT